ATAGTCATAAAAAGATTTATATCTGCTACCCGTGGCTGGTTGATTAAAATAAGACATAATAAATCTTATAGAGGTGGAGGCAAAGCCGCTAGATATGTATGATTTATTAATAAATGTAAATAGTTTATTAGTATATAGGGTGCCATTACGAGTAAAAGCCAAACTTTCAGTATCTGATGTGGTAGTATAGTAACAAGTAATTCTTAATGTATCGCCAATTTTAGGCGTATTAGCTAAATTATTACTTGTGGAAGGTAATATAAAATCAAGACTCGATAGGGCATCATCATCTATCATTTCATTAGCATAAAAAATATTATTTTTAATAGCTGTTCCACGCACATTATACGTAACATCAGTGGATAATACCTCTCCACCCGTTGTAGTTGTAACCTTTTCTAATTTAGCAATTCTAGCTAAACTAATCGTAGAGGGTATGCTGCTCGAAGAAGTAATTGATAAAACTTTTTTAACTGCTTCAGCTATATTTTGTTTTAAGCTAGTATTAGTAGCCGTAAATATAACTTCTTTTACTTTTGTAATAGTCGTGCCAGCTATTGTAATAATACCACTATTATTAATTTGATCAGATACTGTTACTGCCAATCTTGAAGGTGCTTGGCGTAAATTATTAGCTACAAAGATATTTAATATTACATCATCATTTTCATTTGCTGCCGCAGTAATTGGCAAAATTAAAGTATTATTAGTTAAATCAATTGTTCCAACATCAGTCCATAATTCTTTATTATCTAATAGTCTAATTACGCTAATTTGATTAGAATCAATATTAGACAACGTGTTGGTAATAGTAAGTAAATTACTTATTGTATTAATAGCGGTAATATCATATAGTCCATTATTATTGGGGAAGCTAGAATCTTGAATTCTAACTTGTTTAAATAATAACTCACTTAACGCTCCAAATATAACTGCACCACCGGACAATGTTGCTGTGGAGGTGCCGGCAACTATATTGCCCGTACCAGAGTCGATGATAAGATTAGTGGTCGGATCGATGATAGCAAAATGAACACCAGTATCATTTGTAAAATTTTGTATATTAAGAAATAATTGCCCAGCAATTGGATCAAATTGCAGCGGTTGAATACTTTTTTTAATTAATGCATTATTAAATGCAAATGGTTGCGTACGCTTAATATCATCGGCAGTATATAAAATTATAACATTATCTCCAACTTGTGGAGAATTAAATCCAGTCAAAGTTAACACATACTTATTATTTACATCTGTTGTAACCGCGCCTACAGTTGATGATGCGTATCCATCTTGATTCCACAATTCTTTGCTATTACTCAAATCAACAACAACAAGCACTTTGTCAGCCGTTAATATAACGTCAGAGGAGGTAATATCTAGTGTAACTATTAATTGACTAGATACATCTAGCTGTATGGTTTGATTTTCTCGTCTTATAATATTAGAAACTGAATTATTCGTAAACCCAATAGAGCTATTATTGTTAAAACTATTGCCAGATCGGCTAATTGGTAAATTAGTGATACTTGCCGTAAACGCATCTTGTACGTTAGCTAAATAATTAACCCTTAAAAGAGTACTTTCGTCGGTGATCCCTAAATTGGTAATCGGTATAGTAATTTGATTAGCATTAAAATTACCAGCCGAATTGTTGACAGTAAATACATCCACCTCATTGTGGTAAACTGTGACCAATTCTCCCGCAACTGCAGGTGTATCAGAAGGTAAAATAATTGTGCAATTAAATAGAATATCTAATCCGACAATCACCCGCTCATTAGTAAATAAACCATCTGCATCAATCGTATTGTATATTTCAAGAGAAGAATTTTGTAAGATTATACTATCAATAGTTGTAAGCTCTTCTAACAACCCTAATACAACAACTGATAATCTTCCACTAAAATTACCCGATAAGACTGTCGCGACGGTGCCGCTTGCTTGTTTAAATGTATTAGCTGATAAAAGTACACTTACCGGATGCTTCACACTTCCGCTATAAAAAGTACTATCTACATTTTTAGTAAATGTAGCTAACTCATTACGCACTACATTAGATATATCCCAATCAATACTATCATTAGATGGTCGAGGATTACTATTAGTCATTTTACCATCATAATCTATGAAGGGATCAAAATCTACTATCCAAGTGTAATCTACTTGCAACACATCGCTCGTGGAGGGCAAGGTATTACCGGTTATACGTATGCGTCCAGTTGTATTAGTAGCTGCCGTTCCGTCTACACTTTGATCGGTAATAATATAGCGCTCTCCAGTATTAACATTAAAGACACGAGTAACACTAGTGGCTGGAATATGTAATAATGTAATGATAGACTTATCGCTAGCACTTACTATACTATTTTCATTTGCTATAGAAATATTTTGTTGAATTTTAGGAATTTCTAATACGTCAGTAAAGGTAACATTATCTTGTCCGTTAAATTTAGACTTGATACGATCTTCTTCGAAGAGTTCAATTTTATTATTAATCCAATGAAATGAATCAAATCCAAAAGGGCTACCGGCAAATGAACCGGTGTCTTTTATAATTTCATAATTGCCAGTTACTCTTCCAAGAAAATCTATACTTTTAGCTACAAAATTAGAACCACTTAATGAACCTGTAATCTCTAAAGTATCTTGAACTGGTTGTGCGGGCAATACGCCTTTGGCAATATTATCTATACGTTTTCTATTAATGGTTTTATTTTCATCTCCAGTTATTTGTCCCAATATAAAAATATTCTTTTCATTGGTGGGGTCATTATTGTTGCTTTTATCTTGATAAATAAAGCTGTCAGTATATTCTGCTAAGCGAGTGCCTAAAATAATAATATCTACTTTACCACCAGTTCCTTCAGAAATAACAGTAAATGACCCATCACTATTTTTAACTACTATACTGCCATCTCTGGTCATTAAAGGATCGCCCGGCTCGATCACCAATGCATCCAATACGCTACTATCTATGAGGGCAGTATTACGATAACCTAATGCCGTACCAGTGCTTGAACCGCTAAATATGGCTAATCCGCGATTTCTAAATGCAGCATCATCCTCTTGATCGCCTCCTCCCGAAAAAGGATAAATATTTGTTACATTAGATATGTTAGGAATGGTTGTTCTTACTATACTGTATTGAGAAATATTTCCAGTACTACTTGGAGTTGTAGCTTGCACCGTAACCTCAACAGCAAACTGATCTGATATATTAAGAAAATCTAAATTATTTCTAAATTTTGTTGCAATGGAACGATATAAATTGCTATTTGATGGACTTACGCTAATCCCATTAGCAACAACAAAAGAGGCGCCACCAAAAGATATAACGGTATCGCCTTTATTGATAGCTATAGTAGCTGGTATTGAACTAAAGGTAAATAGCACCAATCCGGAAGCTTTACTTGCACTCTTACGCGCTAATCCATAATTAGATAAGAGACGATCTAAATCAGAACCCGATACATTTTGAAGAGACTGAAGATTAGAAACATTAGCCAACTCATCATAGAGTAATGATAGTTGGCTCGCGCTTAATTCTACGAAAAGGTCGCGTGCGACAGTTCCTGGCTTTGTATCTAAATTAGGTTGAACTATCTTAAGCAACTCTATCATATTTAATATGATTTCATCTGCACTTCTAATAAGAACCATTATTCGCCTTTGTAGATTATATATCCAGTTATGTATGATTTATGGGGAAATTAACAGTTGCTTGTCTAAATGCCCGACTCAATACTTTAACTATAACATTAAATATTCGTGGATCAACCGCATTTCGTGTGATATCTATGTTTGATATACCAGCTATATGCTCGTCTGGCGTGATTTGTTGAAATGTTTCACTTAACTGTAATTGTTGGAGTTTTTTTAAATTTTCTATTGCATTTTGCAATTGATTGGTGGCTATATCATTTGTTATATTATCATCAAGAGCATTGCCAATTAAAGTCTTATTGATAAAAGAGCCGTACCAAGGTTGAAAAATATTGGCGCCCACGGGTGTAAGACAAATTTTAGTTATATCTTGAATTAGCTTTTGCTGACCCGTAATTTTTTCTAAATCACCGGATTTTAATACAAAATCACCATTTACAATCCTTAAATCGAATGACATATTATTTTCTATTTCCAAGCAATAAATTAACTTTTGCTGAACATGGTCTCAAATTCTTTAAAGACCAACATTTTTTGAAATTTGGATGCTCCATATTATCATAAATAAGCTTCGATTGAGGAATTATATGATCTATATTCCAAGTCCAAGTTGTAGAATCATCATTCCAAGTTTTAACACGATATGTACCATAATTATTCCAGTTCATCCATACGTCAAATTGAGATTCAAGATGATGTTTTAACTCTTCTAACGAGTAATCCATATACAATAGAAGACTTTTACCAGCTTTCCCACCATTATTTTCAAATAATATACTTCTAATAGATCTTCCAATGTTTGATCTTAATCTATAACAAATATCCTGTCTTTTAGCCGCTTGCCATTTTTGTGCTTTTTCATTCAATTTTTTTTTGTTTTTAATAGCATATTCTTTCAGATAAGTTGCTCTTCGACTTTTAATAGTATTTTTATTATTATTATAATATTTTTTACTTTGTTGTTTTCGTAACTCTTTATTTTTGTTATATTGTTCGATATTTGAATTTTTCAAATGTGGCTTACGACAGTCTTTACATGTGGTTCTATAGTAGACTTTACCTGTCTTTTTTGCTTTATATTTAGAAAAATACTCTATATCTTTTTCTATTGAACACTTCTTACATATTTTCTGTTCATAAGACATAGGAACCCTTTTCCAATGCAATATTATTATATAGAATGTAACTAATTGATTTTATTACTCATTTTGACCATTATTATCAATATTATTCTGATATAAATAGTTCATTAAAACATAAATTCCAGATAATTGTTTTTCAAATTCTTTTAAAGAGTCTAATATGAGTTTTGGCGTAACGGATTTTAAATATAAAACTTGCCCCATACGCTGCTGGGCAGGCTCATCAATAAGCCCTACTAATGCTTCTTCGGAAATAGTCCATAAAACGAGCTGTATGGCAATTATATCCAATAGCCCCAATCCGCTAAACTCTCCCATAATAATTTCTATTTTTCTTAAAGCCGCATTAGCCTTATTACCTACCTCATCACGTTCACGTGTTAGTTTAGTTATTTCTTTATCATAAAATTCAGGATTATGTTTATCCGTATCAAGACCTACATTGTCTATTTCAGAAAAATTATAATCACCCATATCGGGATCTGGGTGTCCAAAATCCGAATTAGTTTCGGTCATAATTTTTTCAAGCGTTAATTTATTAATATCATTTTCTTTTTGTTTATTTGATTTGTCAAAACCAACATCAGCCAAAGTGCTACCAAATTCTGGACCATTAACATCTGGTATTGGTTGCCAATTTATATCATTTTCAATGCGCCCTATCTCATTAATAGAATTAACTAACTCTGCTATAAATGATTGCAGTATCTTTATGTAGCGATCGGTAATTTGGTCTGACTGCAATAACATATTAAAAGGATCTTTGACGGCTTTCAATAATGCAGGATCTTTGATGCTCGTATCGGTTTCAATTTGTGCCTGTAAATCTTTTATATATTTATGACTTTCTGGATCATCTAACTTTATAGGATTAGTTCCCTTTAATCTTACACGAATAACATGTTCTATATATGGTCGTTTTAATTTTTCTCTTTTTGATAATTGTGTTTGAGATTTATCTGTAAGAAATGGCGCGCAAATTATATTAACGCCGGGCGTGACCGTTCGATCAATTCTCGGGTCTACCACAAAAGGTTTTAAGATGTGCGTACTAGATCTTATATCTGGAGCATCAGTTTTTTTAAAAATACTTGAATCATACCCTCGCTCGCGCATAGCAGTATCACGATCTTGAATTTTAAAAGTCTGAACATCTGGATCTAAAGGTTCAATATCAGGTTTAAATTGAGTATCAAAACGTCTTATATAAATAGATGCTTTTGCTCTAGTTATCGCATCAACACTTTTATTTTGAAAGAGATTTTTACTAAATATTGGAATAATTTCTCTACCCTGCAATATGTGATTTAATTTTTTTATTAATGATATCGCAATAGTATCATTCTTATTTTGTCTATCAACATCTCTATTCAATGTTGGATCGTGTCCTGGACTATAATAGTTTTTACCCTCTCCATCTACTATTGGAAAACCTATCATTCGATAAAATGCATTACAACGACTTTCTTGCGCAGTCAGTTCATCTGATTTGCTATTAACAAAGACATTGTCTCTTTTTTTATCAGCAATATTTTGTGTTACGCTAGATGCTGCGATATTAAATCTACTTCTAAACCTATCTATATTTTGAATTAAATGAGTATAATAATATTCAATATTGGGAATAACATCTTGTTCGCTTATATTGGGTCTTTTAGCCACAATTATTCTCCCTGTCCATCTCGGGCTATATCACCCTCATCGCGTCCAACTGCTCCTGCCTCGCCACCAGTGCCAACAGCGAATGGTGAAGATTGAACGAATGTATAAAGTAATTCTTTAGTAGTAACACTAGGGGTAATTGTGGTATCGGCGGGGTTAGTTAAAATACTAATAAGTTGATTATTAAAAGAAACCGTAATGATACCATTGCCAGCAACTACACTGGTAAGATATGCTATAAATTTGCCCGTGCCATCATATTTAAATCCACTTACATCGCCAAATGTAGGCGAACCAAGAATATATGACTCAATAGTATCGCTAACTTCTGGTGGTAAATTATTTGCTATAGGATTACCGCCAAATTCATTAAGCGACACCAGAACCTCAATGGGTTTGGTTGTAAATTGAATTGCAGTATTTAATTCAAAATCACTTTTAAATGGGTCGGCTCCCGTTTTAATAACATCTATTAAAGTTTGATGAGTTTGCGTTTGTAAATCTGTTAAACACTGTGTTACGGTAGTTTGTAACTTTTCTGCTGAAGCAACTGAAACGCTTTGTCTAAATTCAGTAATTGCACCAATAATACAATCTTGTGTAGCCTGCACATCTGGTAAAACAATACTTTTAAGAAGGGCTGCATTTGTATTCAATCTGGAAGCAATAGTTGAATTCATAAAATTCTTATTTAAAGCTACATCCGGGTGGCAACCCAATGTAAGAAGAGTTTTAGAAATGAGTATTGTATGATTGATTTTAAATGTATAAGTAATTTTATCTAAAAATAACCCATCGGTGGGCAATAATACTGGGTTAGCAGAAATTACATCTGGAAATGCAATAACTGTATTTAAAGTTCCGGAACTCGTATCTGTTGATACTACCTTCATAGCCGTAGTGCCATCATCTTCCCAAGCTAAACCACCAGCAATAGATAAAGTGCCAGTATAAGGCGCAATTAAATTATTTTGATAATCTCGAACTCCATCTACCGGAGGAGATAATACAATACAGTCTTTAATTCTAATAAAGCGGGGTCCTTTTGGATCTGTTCTACCAAAAGCTAATGGATAATAATAAAAACGCACATCAACAGTATACGGAACCCTGTTTGGAGTTGTAGTGGCTGTATACGTTTCGCCTTCTGGAAAGAATACTTGCGATACTCCTGCCGGCAAATCAAAAGCGTGAATAATATTATTAAACGCTAACGCTTCAGATGCAGTAGCATCATATAATTGAAAACTCGCAACACGAATAGGCACAGCCCCAACAAGTGGAATTGTTTGTATTACATTATTAAAGTATTGTAATGATCCTACATTAGAAATAATTTCTTTATTATTTTTAATAAAAGATGGACATACATCCGGAGTACAACAACCATCATCGCTACCATCTTCATCATCGCATGGAGGTAATTTGAAACTTAAATTAAGTAATCGCTCGATGATTTCAAAAATTAATAATAATACGCCAAGCAGAACGAATAAATTTTGAAAAATACAAAGCAAATCGCCAAGTTTAATTGTAATCGCAATTACACTATCATTATCGGCAGAATTAACTGCTTGAGATAACATCTCAATATTGGCAATAATCTGTTTAATGAAATCAATGATACGTTGAATAAGATATAAGATAAGAGCTAAAATTAATAGCAATAAAGCTATAATCATTAATATAAGCGCATAGAATGGGAAAAGCGATAAAAATTCAGGAATACAAACTCTAAATAAACGAATAAGAGATTTAATTAATTTAAATGGATTATTTATTGCACATAGTATTTCAATAATGCACAAAATCATATTTAAAATTGGCATAAAGAACGTATAAAGCATTAAAAATGGCATAAACTTTTCTAATAAAGAAAGTATAGCATCTAAGGCGTTTTTAGAAAAATTTGATGATAAATGTGGTTTAAAAATGCCTGTCGGAAGGATCATATTAAGTTCGTTAAATAACGCTAACAGATCTTCTATAGGTAAATTAGGAAATGGAATATCAAAACCTGGCAATTGAGGCACCGGTAACCCTCCAAATCCGCTTGGAGGATCAGGAACGATTATATCAGAGATATCTATCGGCTGGCATGGACACATTACTTCATATTCCTATTATGTCTAACCTTATATATACCATCTAATATATTTTGTTTAGCAGAATATGGTCTTAAATTATTTAAAGACCAACACTTTTCTCTATTTTTTCTAGAATATCTATTAGAGTGATCTCGTTTGCCAAATATGCGGCATTCGTTACAATATTTACGTTGTAATTCCGTTAGTTGAGCGTTACATTTAATACAAACTTTCATATCGATCCTAGTCCAACCTCGCGGCGCACCTTACGACCATTTAATAATAGATTTTCAGCATCTATATTCATAGTTCCGGTAGATCTAAACATCATATCTCCGTTAGAATACATCACAATACGACTTTCACTATGGATACTTATCCCCTCATTATCAATACGTATAACGTTTACTTTTCCTGATTGAGTAATCACACGCAAATCAATAACTCCGGCGGAATGTCCATTATTTAAGTTGCGTAAATCAACCACTCCGGGAATATTGCCAGCCGTATTATTTGAATTAAATCTTTCGTCAAGATTAGGTGTTGAACCGCCACTTTGAATTAATACTTCCCCATCAAACTGAAGGGCGGCTGAAATACTGTTACGTATATCACGCCCTATATTACCAATTAATGCACCCTGCAAATCGAGCCATAACGAATGGCGATCTACGGTATTAGCTCCAATATTAATATCTAATGAACCATCAAAATTAATACTTCCGCTTCTACCTCCGGCATTAGCTTTCTTGCCAGAAACCATTACTTTTTTAGATACAATGTCTTGTTTGCTTAACACTCGTCCGCTTGCCAAATTAGTTGTAACTGTTCTTTCATAAAATAAACTCTTATCTTGTTGAAAAGTTTTACAGGTATCGCTAATATTATGATAAGCCGTGCCGTGCTTAATATATTTGGGACTATCTGCTGATGAAAAACGATCAATAGGTGCGGCATTACCGGATAAATCATCAATCACTTCCACTACGGCATTAGTGCCAATAAAGGATTCAATCATAATATCTTGCAAATTCTGACTAACTACCAAATCATTAGGATCATTAGTATCAGGATTAGGAGTAATAGTTGAAAAATTCTCATAACGAGTTAAAAAGGGAATATTACCCGTTTCGCTGGATGCAGGCACATTTAATTTAAATAACCCCTCTTTATCAACATCTAATGAAAATCTACTGCGCTGTCTTGCATAATTATTATTCTTACTAGCATCTGGGGCGCCGACAAGATCTTTTTTAGAATTAATTTCAAAATGATATGCTATCTCCCTTCTTTCGGCAGTTTTAATGTTAGCAAATATATTGCCAAGAGGACTAATATCTGTTAAATTGGTTTTTATTTTCTTAATTGATAATTTATCGGTTTTACCAATAGGTATGATAGCCCTATTAATATCTAATATATTGCCATAAATATCTACTACGGTGCCTTTAATGGTTTCCATTAAATAATTAGGAGCCACCAGACTTAAACTTAAAGCGTCGGCACGACCTTCGCGTCTATTTAAAATATCTGTAATATTAATATTTTTATTATCTTGATATGATAAAAATTCTTGCTCATTACTTAATATATTAAAACTTTTACCAAACTCATAAATAGTTTCTCTTTTTTCTGTGCGAGCAGGATTACGCACAGATGAGCCGGCATTAGAATAATTATCCTTGGCTATTGGATCGAGAGCAATGACTTTTAATTGATCATTATAATTGGGCGACTTTTCGCGCAAATAAGAAGCAGATTTTATATTAGGCTCTTTATCTCTACGAATAATACCCTCTATAGTGCGAGAAGCTTCGGTAAAGGAATAAGTATTATCAAATGTATTAGTATATAAATCCCGTTGAGTGTCTAAATTTAATTGATTGCCGCGCTCGCCTAATGTAATGCCCTCATCTTGACTTAATTGTATAAATGTATTGGTGTTAGCTTGTAGATGAAAGACGCCTGGCTCTAAATCTGGCGTAGCAGGACGCGATGTATTAAGCGCCGCCGGATCTTTTGCCAAAACACCTACAACGTACCATTGTCCTCCCTCACTTTGTCCCATTATAACTGGTGTGCCAAGCTCGGGATATCCTCCAACAAACATTCCCCCTATTGGAGAGAAATAGCTAATGGGTAATTGAGCCCAAATGAGATTATTATAATCTCGTTTCATAGCATTATATTCTTTGAAGCCACCAATATGAACTTGAACCCGCAAAACATCAGATTCAAAAGCTACAATAGTACCAAGGCGCAATAATCCGGGAATTTTGCCAATAGAAATTTCACTTGTACCGCGACGATCTGGTCCCGCCATTTAATTTTTTCCTTCATCCTTGTTTTCAGAATATATCCAACAGTCTACGACAAATTGATGCATTATCTTATCCATACGTTTATCGGAGGCTTTATCGTGAACGCTAAGCTTGGTTAATGCGGCTCGCGCCATACTGTATGCGCTAATAGATGGAGATCTAAATTCGTTTTTATCATTAGCATTCACTGGCTGTACTTCGATTTGATCTTCAAAATCCCCTAATAATTTATCGGGCTGTTCGACTTTGGCTAATTCAAATAAATTGATCTTTCCAAGTAAAAATTTCTTTACTACTTGTGCCAAATCATTAGCTGTTGGATTAACAGATTCAAATCCGTTTTCGGGTGCAAAAAATATTCGTAATTCTAATATAGGTGTATAATTTGCCTCTTGCCCTACAGAAAAAGCCGTGCCAGCAGCTTGTAAAATTGCAGTTAATGAATGTCGGTTTTCATCAGCAAAAATACCATTCATAATGCTTTGTTCTGCCGTCATATCGCTTTGACCTAATAAATTACCCACAATCGTACCTACGTGCTCTTCATTATTAACATTGCCTTGTCGTTTGTGCGCAATATTAGTAATCTCTCTATTTTTATATAAAATTTTACCAATAGTGTCCAAGTATGTAGGAATATATTCTCCCGGCATATGCCCATATGCCAAATTTAAAGTGGTGGAAAAAGTCCTACCATACGTAATGCTGTGATTAACGCTTTCAACATAAAATAACATATCTTGATTTTCTAAATATACAACTTCTCCCACTTGCATATATTCATTACCAACAATAGTTACTGATCCAGTTTGCACTTGTTTTCTTGCTTTATTTAATAATGCAACCGCAAAGGGCGCGCATTGTTCTCTTGGATTGGTAAGAAAGGGAGCATCAATAGTTTGAGACGATCTAAAGCCATACATACGCATTAAATCATAATCAACGGCAACTGCTGTTGTTAATGCATTACCGCCTCCCCGAAATCCATTAAGATCTGCCGGCGGATTAATGGCAAAATTATCAGCAAATTTACCCTGAACCTCTACTGTAGTAAATGGAGGCGTATCTTCTTTAATGGTTAGAGTTTTAATATGATGATTTTTAATTACATAACGACGCCCAGAATTAGGTCCATAATCATCATAATTTTCATCTTCTATTAAATTTTCAAAAGCTTGAGGTACACTATCATTATTTAAAAATCCTGGCAAGATTGATTTTTTGGTGCCCTGTAATGTCGACAGACTTTCTTTAATATTTTTAAGAGCGCTAGCGGCAATTTTTAAAGTGCGCTGCCTATCTGCAAGTCGAGTCGCTATCTCTTGCATAATTCGAACTAAATCTGCATCTTTAATATTTATTTGCACTTGATTCTCACTGCCAGGAAATAATTGTCTTAAATTAAAAATTTGCCCGGTTCGTGAAAACAACCTATCAGATACTCGTTTTTCACGATTTGTAAAATCTACAGTATTAAAATTAAAAGCCTGCTTTGCAACTGTTGCAGTTCTTAATAACTCCACCCTTGTGGATACGCTAAAAATATTATTAATAGTGGCTTGTGTTTTAATGGAGCCGAGAGCCTCTAAGCTTTGTGCAAATACCTCTTCCGCTTCCTTTGCTTTCGTGGAATCTGCGCTTGCATTAATTAACTGTATGCGTGGTATAATGCCTTGATCGTCAGATAAAAATTTAAAATATGTATTGGCAACAGGATTGGCTTGAATAAAAGTAGCATTTGTGGCTAATAAATCCTCTATGGCAGCATCGGTCGATCTAGATAATGCTAATCCATACATTCTTATTTCATCTTCTATAACTTCTAATTTTGCCGTAGTATTTGTTAATTGATCGGCATATAAATCTTCTAAAAATTGAGGATAAACTTGAATATCAAATTCATCTTTTAACCTTAACATTCGATAAAATGTGCTACTTGGCATTTTATTATATTGTGGTGGTCTAATTTGAATATGTCCTTGTGAGTCGGCAAAGACTTCTAACTCTAATAATTTAGCAACATGCTCAATTTTCTCAGCAACTGTAATATAATCGCTTTTAAATAAACTGGGATTAGAAAATGCTTTTTCAAAAGCCTGAATATCATAATCTTTATCATACGAATCATCAACGATGAATAAATTTACATCCTGATTGGCTCTTACTTTCCAAGACATTCTGCGTGTTAAATAATGTGTCTTTTTTCTTAAATCTTTATTTCTTTGATAAATATCACTTAATTTATTTTGATCTTTACCTTCAAAAAATAAATCATAATCCATAGTAATATCATCACCAACAATAGAGATGGGCTTATTAGCTTTTGTTAGTTCTGTAGTAATTTGTTGTTGCTTGATGGTAATTTTATCATTAAGAGCTGTTGCTTTAGCCTGTAGTATTGCCAAAGTTGAAGTTACTACTTGCCCATTATCACTTGCAAAAGTTATTTTATCATTTAAATCGGCTTTTTCTTGTAATAAAGACTTAAGTTCGGCATCAAAAGTAGTAGCATTGATTTGATAATTAAGAACATTTTTATATGTATCATTATCCATTGTTAATTTTTTAAATGGAACGAAATTACCATATAATAAATTTCTATATTTTAGATCTGTTTGAAAACTTCTAAAAAAGGAAACGGCTGGATCAGCTCCGGTATGAGGATCTCGCCCCGTATTATCAACTTGTATAGTTGCTTTATAAAAAGTTGCAAAATTATATGGCTCTCCAGTAATTAATAATGACAAGACATTCATAATATCCTGCCCCGCAAAAGGATCTGTCGTGGTAGTGGCAAGACTAGTATTAGTGGCGCTTTCTTGGGCAGTATTTCCAAACATTACCAATGAGCCAATACCCTCTTTCCATTTATACACCATTCCATTTGGATCATAAAATACCTTTCTAATGGAAGCGTTTTGAATTCTTTCAGAATCTTGTACGAAATTATTTATGGTGGGCTTTTTACCAACATATCGTCCACTAGCATATTTAAGAAATACAGACTTAAATAATGCTTTATTTTCTGGCAATAAATCTGGCACCTTATCTGGCTCAAATCCATTAGCTCTATCAAATTTAATATCAAATGGGGTTAATGGATCATATAGGGAGCCGTCAAAAACATCCGTTGCTGGTCGTTGATTTACAACTCCAAATTTAAAATATGCCGCATTATCAGTGCCTGTAATGGCAACATTAAAAGTCCCATTACTATCATAAGAGGAGGTGCTATTAGCGACTAATCCGGCAAAGATCTGCGTACCGCTTTTATCTTTGGTAAATTGATTGCGCATGATTAGCCACAACCAATTTGGAAAATCTCTACCCACAGATAGTGATTTTTCTACGGAATCATTTTGTCCTGCGTGAAAAAAATCTTGCATATTTGCAAAAGCTTTACTTGCAGTTTGCAAAAATCCGCCACCCATTGCATCTTGCAAACCGCCAATAATCTTATTATCAACTTTAGTTTTGGAACTAACAAATATATGCACCACATCCATTGGCTGGATAATTAATTTAGTGCCATAATGTAGGCGTAGTTTTTTTCTTATATCATTGGTCTTGGCGTTATGTGCCTTCATAACTGTTTGAGAATTTTTATTTATTTGTAATTGATTAAAGGCACTTTTTACAATTCTATTAAATAGTGCAGCCTCACTATTTGGTTGAATAGAAACGGATTCTGCGACACCAGAAGGATCAATAATAGTGGCTGCCGGATTTAAAAGAGTAAGGGCGGCAACACCCAATAGAGAAGCTGCGCGACCATATGAGTTTGGATCTATACCATCTGCGCCTGCCAATTCTGCGCCTCGAAAATATGCCGGATCTATATTTACATTAAAAATAGAACCAGTAAATTGAATTTCAATTCCACTATTATCAATAATGGCTCTAATGCGTTTTCCAAGAAAAGTATCTGGTTCAATAATAAAATTAATTGGGTTAGCATTACGTCGCGCTCTCATTTTATTAAGAGCAGCCTTATCGTCTTGGATACCTTTATTTACAATATCTAAACTTAATTGTACGAAAGAACTTCCTTTTACCGTATTTGTAGCATCAGCTATTGCTTGTTCAATATCATTATGCGTTACCCTCATCAGCTGATAGGGATCGACGAAAGTAATATTAAAAGAACCCCCTCCAAAATTAATAGAAGTGGTGGTGCTAATGTTAAATGCTGTGGTAAATTCTATAACACCAGTACCTGTACCCAAATCAGTTCTAAAAGAATTTAATTGATTAGTAGTCCAATTAGTGATTAAAGTATCGCGAGACAAATTAGTAATGGTTTTTACTTGATCAATAACGGCTTTAAATTTATTAAAAGAACTGGAGCCAGAAAATAACGAACCCAATGTATCTGTGGCGGCAAATAATGCCGGCATTAGATGGTGATCGAGCGATCCCATCTCAATAGCAACACTTTCTAATTTGGTTAATCTTTCATAAGCAGCAATTTGCTTACATTTATTTTGAAATAAAAATTTAGTAGCACGTAAAAATAATCTTTCTTGATCGTCTGCCAAATCGATACGAGTATTATCTGCCAATGAGGCGAAGGCTCGCTTTTTAACAAGAATAGTTACCTCAGGTTCTTGCATCCAAATTTCCAGTTGCTTTTGTCGAGGATTAAAAAGAGACGTTCTTTGAAAACCTTCTTCGGTATAAGATCTTTCAGCTGATTGATCAAATTGATTTGCGAATGCGCCGAGTTTTCCGTAAGGAACGGTATGCCCATTTTTTACAACATCCAATGACTTAAGCTTAGAATCACCTAAACTAAATTGTTGCGCAAGTACATCTCCAAGACCATTAAAAAAATCACTCATTATTTGTTACTCTATTATGTCTTATTCGGCGTACGTTATTATATATCATCTACGAAATCCTTTACCAAAGGAAAGCGGCACTCCCCCTTCTGAATTATTAGAAGGTCCGGAATTTGCACTTCTTTGCCAACCATAACTATTAGTTCTATATCCTCTCTGTTGGGTTACTGTAAATTGAATATCATAATCAAATAAACCTAATTTATCTACCGATTCGGTATAAGACATACTTGTAAAAAATCCACGATATACCTTACCATTATAATACATCTCTACACCAAATGCCATAGCTGCCAACGTTGGCGGGTTACGGGGTAATAAGCTTTGCGTCTTGGGATCCGTTCCTAATATGCCGCCAGCTACGCCAGAAAAAATATCCCCACCTAATCCAGAAATACCTTTTCCTAAACTATCGATGGTATCTCCTAATCCAGAAACTAAACTGTCAGAAGCCATTGTTAGAGCAATGGGATCGAAATTAAATTGCTCTGCTCTATAAATTTCATAAAGCACATTTAGCCCCTCCACACCTGAACTGCCCGTATGTCCTCGTAAATTCAAAGTGGCTAACTCTTCGCCCCAATACTGAATAACATAACCGCCTTTAGTTCTTTCTGGTGTAATTAATTTCTTAAAATTATACTGAATAGATTGCGGATTGATATACATATTAATAATTCCAACTTCTGGAATAAACCAATGCACAATATGTCTATGAGTAGTAGCTTTTTGTTGAGCTTTAACTTTGCTGGACGGCAAGCCGTCGCCGCTAGCTGATGACATAGGTGGCACGGTAAAGCCATCCTCCTCAAAAGAACGAGTAGCTGTGCCCGCGGTGCCTAATACTTCAGTTATACTACCTAATAAATCAGTTGCCATTTAAGTCCTTAATATCCTGGATTATGCGGATCATATTTTGTGTAGTTGGTGCCGCCGGAGAGAGGGTTAGCTTTAACAATTGCATGAGGTGATTGGGTGGTTTGTGTAGCTGTTAATCCGTCTGCTAATCTAACGGTAAGTTCTACTTTGGCGGGAGCCTGTTCAGTTGCTTTTGCACCGGCTAGCATCATATGTGTACCTAAAGCAGTGGGGCGGGTTGTTCGTTGAGCGGCAGTAGCCTGAGCGGAGAGAGAGGAGTGGGGCTGTTGTGGTTGTCGAAATAATGACATATATTTTTCTGGTTGCACTGTTCCACGAGCAGTGGCGCGAGTTGAGCGCTCTTGCTCTCGTAAGGTAGCCTGATCTACTGATTCATTTCTTTTAAGCGCACTATCCCGTATTCTCTCTTGTGCCGCTTGAGCCATACTTCGAGTATTTGCAACTATAGTTTTTGGTGCAGTTACAAGCGCATGTCGAGCAGCCATTCGATTTTGTTCTGTTGCGGTTTGTTTTTCGCCTGCCTTAGCAGTAGGCGTTTGCATATTTTTTAAATTTTGCTGTGCATCAAGTATAAATCCCTTTAAATCCCCCTCACCTTCTTTTGAACCGGCAGTACCAAGCGCTATGCGCGCAGTTGCTAAAAAGGTTTGATTAGCTATAACAGCAGCCCGGTCTAATGAATTATTTATAACTTTTAATACATCTACTTGTTCTTTTTGAAGATTGGCGCCCTTTTGAGTTAAATCTTCTGTTGCCGTTAATGCATCTTTTAAAGCATTAGCGGTTTCTGAAGGTCCTTTAGCCATTGCCTCTAATAGGCGTGTAGCAGATTTGTCATCCGGCGCCATTTTACCAAAAGCACCGCTTTGTAACATTTCTCTTTGTCGCATAAACTGTGCAGCTGCTTGAGGGCTAGCTGCGGCTTCGGCTTGAGTATAAATTTTGCCGCCCGCCTGTTGTTTAAAAGATTTTTCAAGCATAGATGCAACCTGATCTGTTTTACCTTTTCTTAATAACTCCTCTACTTGAAATGCTCCCTGCAAGCCTCCCGGACCACCGCTTCTTGCGGAAATCATAGCTTTAGTTCCCATTTCTAAATTATTCATAGATTTTACCATACTTTGTATAATATTTACAGATGATTTGGCGGTTAATCCGGTATTTTGAAGAGCACCAGAAAAACGCGCTAATACATTAGTGGCTCCTTGAGTATTATCGCCTACCATTTTAAATTCATCGGCAATGGCGGTTAAATAACTTTCAGTATCTTCAAATCTTAATCCTAATTTATTAGACGCCTCTGCCATAAGAGAAAACATCGCAGCGCCCTTTTGGGCATTATCAGTAACTTGACCTTGCGCATTGCCTAAATCTTCATATGCAATCGACATAGCTTTCAATACTTCTTCATTATCGCGACCTGCACCGCGTGCTAATGTCATAGCTGCTGTTAATGCGTCGGTAGTTTCACCACCTGCCTTGCCCGAAGTAATCATTGCATTCATTACATTAGGGATAGTGCCAAGTTTAGATGCAAATTCACCAGTAATTTTTAAACTTTCCCCAGTAATAGCCGAAGTATTAACTAAATGGGTCCCGTATTGTTGGACTTTTGCAGATAAGTTTGTTACTATATTATTATGCTCATCAAATACGTTGCTCATATTACCAGTAGCGCCTTGCATATTCATATATGCGGTCTCCAATTGTTGTGCACTACTTGCCATCTCAAAAAATTTCTTAGCCCCTCCTTCTGTTTCATTAATTAATTTATTTATAGCTGGTGAAACCATAATTGCCGCTTTTTCCCAACTACCAAATCTAGCAGTTAATTCATTAAAAGACTCACTCATAGTATTAACTGATTTGCTATTTTTAATAGCTATATTTTGAAAAGCATCAAATTTTGTAGCTACAGTTAATACTGTGCCAAGAACATTTGCTGCAGTATCATATGTCTCATTAGAGACATTGCCTGCTGCAGTAAATTCTTTAACTTTATTAGTAGCTTCTTTAATGGCTGCCGAAGTTTTTGCCCAAACAGCCTCTAGCTTATCAGAAACTTCCTTTGAAGTTGTACCAAACAAACTAGTAAGTTTAGTTACATCTTCTAAACTTATTTTATATTTATCTATAATGGATTGGGTTTCCGGTGTAATTTCTCCGACCATTTAAATCCTTAATTTACCTTTTTACGTCTGCGACGTTTTGGTTTATCAGATGTTGCTTTTTCTTGCTCTTTCAAGATAGATTCGCGAACCATATCTGCCGCCGCTTCAAATTCTTCTTCGGAAGCCGAGTAAGAATTGCCTGTATCGGTAAGTGATTTTACAGCTTCAGGATTAATGAATGACCCTATCAAATATCCGTGATGTTTGAATAGATCTATATTTTCATTATTATCTTCTAACCAACTATTAAACATCCACGTTTTCATAATTGGATCCATATTTTCAATAGTCGGATCATCTGGTAGCTTGTTAAAAGTCTTACATAAATACCATAAAAATCTATGATCCGGCTCTTTTACGATTTTTTTATGTCCTCAAGTACTTCTTTCACCTCCTGTTCTGTGTGCAATCCATATTTGGTCTGAACTTCATTACGTAATGTATTAAATTCATTATATAATTTATTTATTGTGACATCTTCCATATCATCAACTAACTGCAATTTCAAATTAAAATCATCACCACCCAACGCAGTCTCCGTGGGCTGACCGTCTATTTCATAAATGGCTCTTGCTAATGTTTGACGACGAATTTCAAATGATGCATCCACATCATTAACGCATCCAAAGATAGACATTGTTGTTGCTCGGGCTTCTTTGGTCTTTAAAGTGCGTAATGAAAAGGTAATACCTTCCATATCTACATTTTTAGTAAGCCTGCCAATATTAGCTAATATTTCAATGCGTTTTTTAGCGTAATCGCCCATTTTTTCTTCTTTGGAGCCACGACGACGCTGTTGTAACTCTTCTCGTTCAGCGGCAGATAACTCATAGCCGGGCGGCGGTTGAGCCGCTCTATACATAGGGTTTAATGTGGGCTGATCGTCGTCAGGCTCACCTACATTAAACTCACGTAATGGAGTTTGGGGTTCAGAAGACTTTTTATAAAAAGATG